CTACTAAATATGGAAAGGTAGCAGTATTTGGAGCTTCTTCATAATAACAAGTATATAAAGTATTTATTTTAGTTAATAATTCTTTTACAAATTCTTTAATCAACTTCCTCATCCTCCTCGTTTATGGATATATTAGCACCACTCACTATCATCATATCTGTTAATTCCTTTAAATAGTCTTCTTGTGCATTTTTTATTTCATCTATATGATCATATACCGTATTTCTCAAAAAATTCTTACTGCTCATTCCAGGATGTTTGACTATTACACCAAATTGAGCTCCTGTACTTGCATTTGTTAATTGATAACTTGATTTACCTAATTTAGAAAACTCTTTTGTCATTATTGTATGAGGTTTTACACCAAACTCAAACCAAGTAGGATTAACAAAGAATTTAATTCCATACTTCTTCTTCATTTGGGCTCTACTTCTATAACCTATATCTAAATATGGTGTACCTGTATTTCTATTCACTTTAGCCCAAGCAGTAACAGATTTTTTTAAATTTCCAGTTTTTGCTGGAATATTTTCTTTTAAAATTTTTGTTACAACTTTTCCACCTGCTTTTAAAGCCTTCTTAGATAGATTTACCATTTCCTTATAACACTCTTTAGATGTATCAATAAACTCTACTTTAGATTCAGTCATTATTTACCACCAAACTTGTTAAAGTTATTTCTGTAACATCTTCTTTTTTATATGTTCTAAGTATTTTGTACTTCTTATTCTTGTAACTAAAATGTGTATAAGTATCATCTAAATTACAACATTTTATTTCAACTTTAATTTCAGGCTTTAGTCCTGTAACTTGTGCTTGATAGAACTCAGATTGCCCAATTGATTTAATATTACAATAAACCTTTTTTCTAGTATAAGATACTTTTGGTCTATGTAATTCATCAACTGTATTAGTTTCTTTTAACAAATACCCTATATTTTTCCAGTACATCTTACTCATCACCTTTCAAATGCAGTGATACTTTCTTTTTTATATGTTCATAAGATTGATATAATTTCTCGCTATCAGGATTATCGAATCCGAACATAGCTTTACAATATAAAATAACTGCTAATTGCAGTAATTTATTAGAAATTACCATTGTTGTATTCTCATTTTCATCTGTAGTATAAAAATTAGAAGAAGCTACACCAGAAGATATAAGGTCTTCTACTGCAGCCTCAATTAATAAATTTAATTCATCATTAAATTCATTATCATCTACTCTCAAAGATTTTTTTACAATTTCTAGCATAGCTTCCTCCTTCTACTAGGCTGTTAATTGAACCATTTTAACAAATGCTTCTTCTATACCTGGTTTACCATCAAAAATAGCACATCCAAGATATTTATTAGAGTTGCTGTTTATGTCAAAGTCAGTCTTAACAGTTATTTCGCCTGCTAAGTTACCAACATATTTTTTAGCATTTCCAAGTATTATCTCATCAGCTGGTGCTTTATCAGATAATTTAACTTGATATCCATAAATGTAATATTCTCCATTTACTTCTCTTACAAGATCATGTTTAGCATTATCTTGTAAGTTCATTATTCTATTAAATAATGTAGCTTTTCTCATATAGAATTTTGCTCCATTATCATATCCACCTGGAAGTAAAGCAATTAATGCTCTTACATTGTCAGCAGTAATTGCTGCATTTTTAGCAATGTTAATAGCATTTGTTCCATTTGTCCAAGTTATAGCATTTATTCCTTTTGGTTGGTTAGTACCAGTTCCATTGAAAATTAAATCTTCAATTTTTGTTCCTATCATTTCTACTATCATATCAACTAACCAAGCCTCAAAAGCATCTACAGACATTTTTTCTACACTAGCAGATACTTGAATTAATTTAGTTACTTCATAACCTGCAAGAGTTACAGTTACTAGTGTATCGCTATCACCAGTAATTGCTGCATTTTCAGTATGTAATGCACCTTCAGTTTTTGTTCCTTCAATAGCAAATTTAACTAATCCTGGAACATGTAATAAAGTAATTTCATCTAGCATTGGTGCTACTTGTGATAATTTCTTTATAATTTCATCTGCTGTACTTACTGGTAGTACACCATTAGTTCCAGCTTGAGCATATGCTCTTTCTTCTTTTTCATTTAATTCTTTTTGTTGTAATTTTTTAAAGAATGCTGATCTATATTCAGCTGTTTCAAATACACTTTTTTCTTCCATTGTTTTTTCCTCCCCTTTTCCTTCTTCAACAACTTTTGAATCGCCATTAGCTATTCTTTCTAAAGTTGCTTTTCTCTTTTCAGCACTAACTTCAAGAGATTTCTTTTCGGTTTCAAGTTCTTCAACTTCTGCAGATAAAGCTTCTACATCTGAATTTTCATCATCAAGTTCAGCTTTTATTTCTGCCATTCTTTTGTTAATTTCTTCCATTCTTGACATTTTAATTACCTCCTAATATCAATTTAACTTTTGTTTGTAGTCTTTTACGAGCTAACTCTCGTTGCTCTTTTGAGTTCTCCAACTCCTTCTTTCCATTCTCCAATGTACTTAAAGCACGAGCATATATAGAAGTTGTATCATAGAAAGGTGTATCCACAACCGAAACATCATACAACTTATCTATCTTTAAG